GGAACGAGGCCGGGCAATTCAGCCTGGAGCGCCGCGACGATCCGCGCCCGCTCATTCGCCGTGTCGACCCCTGGCACTTCTTCCCCGATATGTCGGCCTCGTGCATCAGCGAATGCGAGTTCACCTTCGAGCGCTACCTGTGGACGAAGCGCGACCTTCGCAAAGCCGTGACCAAGCAGGGCTTCAATCCCGATGCCGTGCGCGAATTGCTGCGCGAGGGCCGCGACCGGAAGATGAACCACGAGACGAGCCTGAATTACCTGACGCAGCTCAAGTCGGTAACGGGCGAGGAAAATGGCGCGATCAGCAATCGCTACCTTGTGTGGGAATACCACGGCGAGCTGGAGAAGGACGAGATTGTCACGATTCTCCAGGCGACCGGGCAACTGGAAATGGCGGAAGAGTACGCCGCCATTGATGATCCTTTGCGCGAGTTTCGCGTGATCCTACATTTCTGCGAAGGCACCATCCTCAAGATCGCGCCGGAGTACCCGCTCGACAGCGGCGAACCGCTCTACAGCGTGTTCAACATCGAAAAGGTCGAAGGCTCGATATTCGGTTACGGCGTGCCCGACCTGATGGATGACAGCCAGAACGCGCTCAATAGCGGCTGGCGCATGGCGCTCGACAATGCCGGGCTGTCGGTCGGGCCGCAGATGATTGTCGACAAGTCGGCCATCCAGCCCTCCGACAATAGCTGGACGATGCTCGCGCGGAAGGTGTGGCTCCGCATCAAGTCGGGCGTGAAGGGCGAGAACCCGCCGATCGAGTTCTTTAATATCCCGAACAATATGCAGGAGATCGAGCGGATCATCCTGCTATCGCTCCAGTTCATCGATATGGAAACCGGCCTGCCGATGCCGCAGCAGGGCGACCAGACGCGCGACCAGACCAAGACCGTCGGCGGCATGACGATCTTGCAGAACGCCGCGAACATCATCTTCCGCCGCATCGTGAAGAATTACGACGACGACGTGATCTCGCCCACCATGCGCCGGTTCTACGATTGGAATATGCAGTTCAATCCGAACCAAGCGGTGAAGGGCGATATGCAGATCGACGCGCGCGGCACCGCCGTTCTGTTGCTCAAGGAGATCCAGGCGCAGAACCTCATGTTCGTGGTTACGCAGCTCATGGAGCATCCGACGATCGGCCCGATGCTGAAACCCTACGACAACGTGATGAAGCTCTTTCAGGCGATGATGATTTCGCCGGGCGACACGATGGTCAGCAAGGAAGACTACCTCGCCAGCATGAAGAAGCTCGCCGAGCAGCCGCCGCAGCCCGACGCGGCGCAGATCAACGCGCAGGCTCGCATCGACAGCGCCAAGATCAACGCCGAGGCGTCGGCCAAGGATAACGAAACCGCGATTCGTGTGGCGGAGCTGCGCGAGAACACGGCAATGCTGGAGCTGGCGCAGGCGCAGGGGCTTCGCCTCGAAGAGATCCGCGCCGACCTCGAAAAGCTCGATCGCAAGCTCGCAGGGGATGAGCGCATAAAGGCGGTCGAGATCGCGAAGGAGGACGAGCGCGCCCGCGTTGCTCGCGAGCAGGGCCGTGACGAGGTTGAAGCCGTGGGGCAGGGGATCGGCTGATGAACCGCCACAACCCCGATTGGCTGGAGCTTCGCAAGAAGATCGCGAAAGCGATCGAGGATGATCGCGACCGGCTCGAACAGCCGGGGCTAGATCCCGAATTTACGCGCGGGCGCATCGACGCCATGCGTGCGATCATTCAGATGGTGGAGCCTGCCGCGCCCTTCTCGACAGAGATAGCCACCGTGGATTACAACCAGTCTTACGAACCGTCCGAAACCTAACGCTTGAAGAAAGACCCCGACTATGGCAATCGAACAAGACCAGACGCAGCCCCCTTCCAATGATGCCGAGGTCGAGCAGACCTCCGCCGAGGAACAACAGGCGGTTGATGACGGTGATGACGATGGCGATTTCAGCGATGCGTTTTCGGAGCGGGCCACCGATCCGGGGAAGCAAAGGCAGAAAGAGCCGCAGGACGGCGGTGCGCCCTCCCCCGAAGAAGAGCCGGAGCAATCCCGCTCGCAGGACGCTCCCCCGCAAGGGGCGGCAAAGGACACCACCGCCAGCGGCACCAACGCATCAGCGTTCGACCCCTGGTCAGGACTAAGCCCCGAGCAGAAGTCGCACTTCGAGAGACTCCAGGCTTCAGAGAGATCGCAGCGCGGGCGCGTTAGCGCCTTGACCCGCAAGATGAACGAGCAGCGGCCAGCCCCGGCGCCGACACCGGCCCCGAAGCAGGATCGCCGCGAAGAGCAATCGAGCGAGGACAGCGGTTCGGAACGTCAATCCCAAGAAGGAAACACCGTTTCCGACTTGGATAAGCGCCTACAGGAAGCCGCCGACGAATACGGCGATGTTGTAGGGCCGCTGGTCGACGCTCTTGCCGACGTTCGTGCGGAAGTCGCCACCCTCAAAGGGTTCGCTTCCAAGGTTGAGGTCGAAAACGACTCCCAAGAATTGGCCCGTTCCTATGCGGCCCTTGAAGAAGCCCACCCGGATTACGCCGATTACGGCCCCGGTAGTGACTTCGAGGCATGGCTTGGCGACCAGCCTGCAAAGGTGGTCGAATTGGCGGGCAGCTACGATCCTCGCGAAGTCTCATTGGCGCTCACGTTGTTCAAGACGGAACGCTCCGCCGAAACCGCCAAGCTGGCCGGTGAAGAAGGCGCAGGGAACGAAGGGGCCAGCACCGCAACCGACGCAAAGCGGGCGCGGCAACTGGACGGAAGCAGGCAAGTGACCTCGCGAGGGGCACCGGCAGCTTCCGGTACGCCGAATGACTTTGATTCGGCGTTCGATGCGAGAGCTAGGCAGCACGCCAAGTAATCGCGGGCCGGGGGCCAAGCTCTCTGCGCTCGAATGAGTAACGAGGGAAAATACGATGGCCACCGGCACCACCACCTACGGCGACATCAACCAGCGTACCGCGGGCTATGCGTCCGCGGATATGCTTCGCCACTCCGAGCCTTGGCTTGTCCTGTCCAAGATGGGCGTGACCAAGCCGGTTCCGAAGAACAAGGCGGAGACGATCAAGTTCCGCCGCCCGATTCCGTTCGCTCCGGCCACCACGCCGGTTGTCGAAGGCGTCACGCCCACCGCGCAGAAGGTCCAGTACGAAGACGTGCAGGCCACTTTGAAGCAGTACGGGCGCCCGATCGAAATCACCGACAAGGTGACGGAGCTTTCCGAAGATCCGGTCATGGAAACGGCGACCATGCTCGCAGGCGAGCAGGCGGGCGGCACGATCGAGCAGGTGCTTTACGGCATCCTCAAGGCGGGCACGAACGTCTTTTACGCCAATGGCGCGGCGCGCAGCCAGGTCAACACCGTCCTGACGCTCAACAAGCAGCGTGCGGTCACTCGCGCGCTTGCCGGGCAGAAGTCGCTCAAGATCACCCGTATGCTGAAATCCGGCCCGGATTACGGCGTGCAGGCGGTCGAGGCGGCTTACGTTGCCGTGGCGCACACCGACCTCGACAGCGACATTCGCAACCTCGCCGGGTTCATCCCGGTCGCGAAGTACGGCACCCGTCAGACGATTTCCGATCACGAGATCGGTTCGGTTGAACAGGTCCGCTACGTCCTGTCGCCGGATCTGGCACCGTGGGAAGATGCAGGCGGCGCCGCTGGTGGCACCATGCTTTCGACCAGCGGCTCGCAGTCCGACGTGTACCCGATCCTGTATCTGGGTCAGGATGCGTTCGCGCACGTTCCGCTCAAGGGCAAGGAGGCGATCAAGCCGATGGTCCTCAACCCCGGCACGCCGTCGAAGTCTGACCCGATGGGCCAGCGCGGCTATGTGTCGTGGAAGTGCTGGTACACCGCCGTCATCCTCAACGATCTGTGGATGGCTCGCCTCGAAGTCGCTGTCAGCGTTCTCTAATCGCTGACTGACCAGAACCGGGGGTGACAATTCGTGTCACCCCCATCCGGCTCCGAGGGAGCCTACGGAGAGAACGATGTTCCCCAATACCGTTATCGGCCAGGTCACTGCGACCGGCAACGCCATCAACGTCGTGCTGGGCTTCAAGCCCGACAAGGTTCGCGTTGTGCGCGTCTCGAACGGCGCTGAATTGCAGCGCTTCCGTGGTCAGACCGGAATGCTGATCGCCGCGAGCGGTGCGCGCACCGTGCAGGCTGGCATCACCGACTATGAAGGCACCGAAGGCGAAGGCTTCACCATCCCGGCCACCGCCGCGGTGAACGCCAACGGCGAAGTGCTGATGTACGAAGCCGTTCGGTCGGCACCCGGCGCGCAGTAATGAGGGCGGGGCTTCGGCCCCGCTTTCTGTTGGCGCATAGCTCCAACATTCCTCCAACACTCTTTCAGGAGTGATCGAAATGAAAACCGCCACCATCAATATCAGCAAGGACAAGCACGGCGGGACCGTTCGTGGCGCCGTGAACGGCCAGCGCTTCGATCTCGAAGTCGGCAAGGATATTCCTGTCACCGAGCAGGTTCTTGCCTCGCTCGATCAGAGCCACGTCGATTACCGTCTCGTTTCCCCGCTCGCGGGGGAGGACGCGGGTGAGGGGTCGCCCGCGTCCTCGACGGTCGAGTCCACCGCGATCCGCCTCGAAACGCCCACCGATGGCGAAGGGGCGAACGATCCCGATGCCGAACCGGTCGAATTGCAGCAGCGCACCGATCGCGAGCTGACCGAGGAAAGCCAGGAAGCCAGCAGGCAGAATGCCGAAACCGGCACTTTCGACCACGATGGCGACGGCCAGCCGGGCGGCAGCGAGCCGAAAGATCCGCCCGCGCTTTCCGGCAAGACCACGGAAGAGCTGAACACCATCGCCAAGGACGAAGGTGTGGACCTGTCCGAAGCGAAGACCAACAAGGATCGGCGCGAGCTGATCGAGAAGGCGCGCGCCAAGGCCGCGTGACCTTGCCGCTTTGCGCGGCGTAAGGCATGAAGCGTGGCGGGCCTCCAACCGGAGCGTCCGCCCGTTTCGCATCAGAGGAAAGACCCCATGGCAATTCGCAATATCTCCATCACCGAGGCGACCCCCGCGCAACTCAGCGAGTACGTCCGCACGTTCCTCAATCTCGAAGTGAGCGGCCACGAGACGCCCGAAGAGCTGAACGCCAAGATCGACGCAGCCCAGCCCGGCGCGACCATGATCTTCGTGAACGAACCCGACACTCCCGCGCAGGTGACAGCGCAGGAAACGGCGGGCGAAGTGCCGCTGCGAACCGAAGAGCCGCGCGGCAAGCAGGCTGGATCGCTCGGCCAGGGCGATCCGCGTGCCGTGATCCATATCCCGATCGTGGATACCGAGGACGAATCCGGCAAGCGCGATGTGTTGGTCGGCGTGAACGGTCGCGCATGGCAGCTCAAGCGCGGCCACGATCTCACCGTTCCGTGGCGCGTCGTCGTCGCATTGCAGAACGCCGTGACGGATGTTGTTCGTCATAGCCAAGCCGCTGAAACGCTGGGAGACGTTACCGTCAGTAAGGCGCAGCGGGTCGCTTTCAATATGCTCGAACGCCCTTCCGAGGCTGAATTGGCCGAATGGAATGAGCGCGTCGGCCAGCAATTCTGCGCGTGAGGTAAGTTATGAATTTCCTGCAACTGTGCCAGGCTACCGCGCTCGATAGCGGCACGGTTGCAGGCGTTCCCAACTTCACCAGCGTCGAAGGCGCGACCGGGCGCGTGGCGCAGGTGGTCGGCTGGGTGCGCGATGCGTACATCGACATTCAGAACGAGCGCGGCGATTGGCGCTGGATGCACAAGCGGTTTACCGCCGCGCTCACGATCGGCGAGAACCGTTACAGCGCCGCCACTTTGGGCGTTCCGGATCTTCGCCGTTGGCTCGGCGATATTCCTGCGCTCGGCTGGTCCCCGCTCTCGCTCTACGAAGTGGGCAAGAAGGAGCAGGAAGGCGCGCTACACCAGATCGAATACATGAGCTGGGTCGAGCGCTATGCACGCGGGCAGCACGATGCGAACAAGCCGACGGAATGGGCTGTCTCGCCGCAGAACGAGCTGCTGGTGGGGCCGACGCCCGATAAGGCGTACCTGATCGCCGGAGAGTATCGAGCGAAACCGCAGGTTCTCCAGCTCGACGGTGACGTTCCCGAAATGCCGGAAGACTATCACCGGCTGATTATCGCCGAAGCGATCCGCCTGATGGCGCGCAGCGACGAGGCGTTCAACGTCCTCGCCGAAAAGGCGCAAATGTATGACCGGCTGCGACAGCCGCTCGTGAACGATCAGACGCCGGATATAGATTTCGGCGGGGGTAGCCTGGCATGACCGCGCGCCCGCTCTTCTATCCGACACAGGGCGGGATCGACCAAGAGACGCCTTCGATCTCGATCCCACCGGGCCGGGCTATCGCCGCGAACAATCACGAGGCGGTGAGCCGCGGGTATCAGCGCACGCAGGGGTACGAGCGGTACGACGGCAGAGCTGCGCCCTCCGCTGCGAAGTTTTCGGTCGCCACATTCACCGAGGGCGCGCTGGAGATAGAGGCGGGCGACACCCTGACCGGCCTCGCAAGCGGGGCCGTCGCGCGCGTCTTGGCCGCGCCGGTTGTGGCGCTGGGGGCTTGGGAATCGGACAACGCCGCAGGCACGATCGCACTCCACAACATCGCCGGGCAGTTCGTGACAGGCGAAACGCTCTTGCTGGGAGATTTCGCCGCCGCACGTATGGACGCGCCGCCCGTCGAATCGGATGGGATCGAATACCCGGCCTATCTTCTGGCCGCGCAGACCTATCGCCGGGATCTGATCGAGCGTGTGCCCGGTAGCGGGCCGGTGCGCGGCGTGGTCTGGTATGAAGGCCGCTTGCACGCATGGCGCGACAATGCGGCTGGCGATGCCTGCGTCCTGCATCAATCGACCGGCACCGGCTGGACCGCGCCGGATCTCGGCGCCGCCCTGCTATTCGAGGGCGGCAGCATCGAAATTGTGGTGGGCGATACTGTCACCGGGACCGAGAGCGGGGCGACCGGAACGGTGCGGTATATCGTGGTCGACGCCGGAACCGATTGGGGGTCAGACGCGACCGGCACCATGATCCTCGACGGGATCGCGGGCGAGTTCGTGGAAAGCGAACCCCTCGCCGTTGGAGAAAACCCGCAGGCGGTCGCAGTCGGCCCGGCCAGCCCGGTGACTTTCCCCCCTGGCGGTCGCTACGAGTTCACCATCAAGAATTTCTACGGCACTGTGGGGACCGAGCGCGTCTATGGCGCGAACGGCGTCGGCCCGGCGTTCGAGTACGATGGCACCAATGTGATCTCGATCGACACCGGGATGCCCGACGATCGCCCGTTCCTCGTGGCCGCGCACAAGAACCATCTGTTTCTCGGCTTTCCCAAGGGATCGCTCCAGCACAGCGATCTTGGCGAGCCGCGAAGCTTCACCGCCGTTCTCGGCGCGGCAGAGCTGGGGATGGGGCACGAGCTGACCGGGATCATTCCGAACGCGCAAGCCACGCTCCTGATTACGACGGACAGCACGCTCGGCATTCTGACCGGCAACGATTCGAGCGATTGGCTTCTCGAAGGGCTTTCCGACGAGGCGGGCGGCAGGCGGCACAGCGCGCAGCGCATCGGACAGATCATTTACCTGGATGAACGCGGCGTGCGATCGGTCGCGGCCACGCAATCCTACGGCAATTTCAGGCTCGGCACCTACACCAGCATGATCCAATCCGAGCTGGAGGCAAAGCGGAAGCGCGGCGCAAAGCCGGTGGGTTCGTGCATCATCAAGTCGAAGGACCAATACCTGTTGTTCTTCGATGATCGGACAGGGATCAGCATCTATTTCGGCAGGAAAAAGCCGGAACCCATGCTGTTCGAGTACCCTTTCGAGGTTTCATGCCTGCACGTCGCAGAGGTCGACGGGCGCGAGCGCGCGTTTGTCGGCGCTACCGACGGTTTCGTTTACGAGCTGAACGTCGGCACGAGCTTCGACGGCGCGGCGATCGAAGCATACTTGCAGCTCCCGTTCGCGCATCAGGGCGGGCCGCGCACGTTGAAGCGCTACCACAAGGCGGTCGCGGATATTATCGCCGGGCCGCAAAGCCAGCTCGCCATGGTCGCGCAATTCGATGGGGGAGCTGGCATCCAGCCCTATTCTCATAGCGAAGTGTTCGGCATATCGGGCGGCGGAGGTATGTGGGGCCTGTCGAATTGGGCGGAGTTCCAATGGGACAGCCCGACAATCGCCAACGCGGAGAGCTACATTCAGGGTCTTGGCGTTAACATGAGCCTCGTGATGTTCTCTTCGTCGGCCACGATGGAGAGCTACATCATCCAGGGGATCACCCTGATGTTCACCACGCGAGGGATGAAGCGATGAACGACTTTTACACCGCGCCCGAATCCCCGGTGGATTTCACCACTGCGCGCTCGGCGCCGGTCCGTGCGCAATACCAAGCGATCGAAGCCGCGTTCGACAAGCTCAAGGGCCGCATCAGCTACGTGATTGCGGTTGGCGTCAACGCACTGACCGTCGAGCTGCAATACCCGCCCGAATCCTACACCGACGGGATGCTGATGCACGTCGGCATCACGGCGACCAACACCGGCCCGGCCACGATGAACGTCAACGGCCTGGGCGCGGTCCCGATTGTGTCCCGTTCTGGGGCACCTTTGATCGCCGGGGATCTGATGGCCGGTTCGGTCGAAACCCTGTTCTATGTCGGCGGGCGGTTCGTGATCCGTGCGGTCGCGGGCGCGCAGGGGCCGAAAGGCGAAAAAGGCGATGCGAACGGAATTGTGGGGCCGACCGGGGAGCGTGGACCGGCAGGGGCCGATGGCGAGGATGGCGAGGACGCATACGAAACTGCGCTCACCTTGGGCTTCGTCGGCACGCGCGCCGAATGGCTGGCCTCGCTGGTCGGCCCGCAGGGGCCGGAAGGTCCGCAGGGAGTGCAGGGGCCGAAGGGTGACAAGGGCGACAAGGGCGAAACCGGCCCGGCTGGGGCGGACGGCGCGGACGGCGCGGGTTCGACCTGGGCGGATCTCGGCGGGAAGCCTACCAATCTGGTCGAGCTGGCTGCAATTCCTGACCTTACACAGATCGGCCTCGCGCTTCTTGGTGCCGCCGATGAAAACGCTCTTGCCCGGCTGGCAGGTGGCGCGGTTCGCGTCGTGGCAGCGAGCTTCGCCAAGGGGGGTGGATATGTGAAGCTCCGTATGCCGATCGGCGAGGCCGACACCGATTTCATCGTGCAATGGGGCACGCAATCAATTTCCAGCGGCACGCGCACGATCGCGTACCCCACCGCATTTGCGGCGTGGTCGATTGCGCTCGTGAGCGGCGGCACACCCCGCGTCGGAAAGGAAGAGCATAGCGCTCTGACCCTTTACACCGGCACAACCTCTTTCACCGTGGATAGCGACTTGAACGGCTCGAAGTCGGTCTTCTGGATAGCCTTGGGAGTATAGGCCGTGGAAACGATCAATTACGCTGCTGTGGTCCCCTGGGTTATCGAAACGATGACCCTGTGCTTTCGCGCCGTCGCTGGCGGTCACGCGCTAATCGCGATCCTGATATGGTGGATGTTCCGGGGACAGGCCGAGCGCCCGCCCCATGATCGCCGGTTGAATGACAGAGCGTGGAATTGGTTCAACACCGGGGCGATCATAGGATCGGTGGGGTTCATCGCGCTCGATGTTCAGTATTTCACCGTCACCGGCAAAACGATCGGCGATGTGATCGCGATGATTGTGTGGTGGTGCTTCGCCACCGCAGGGACAATCCGCGTTGCCTCGCGTTCCGATCGCCCACGCTTCGTCTATCTCGGCACGTCTATCTTCGTGATCGGAATGCCCCTCTATGTCTGGGCCACCGCTGGGTGATTAGCCAGTTTCTCGCAGTTGGCACGAACACCGGAGCAAAGTACGCTGCCCCGGCAGGGATTTTTGCGCTTTTTTCGGAGCTTACTGTGGGGGGAATTGACATTGCCATGGTGGGCGCAATCGTAATCGGGCTTGCGTCCGGTGCGATGATCCGCCTTTCGTTTTTCATTCGCGAACCGGATGCCAAGCAGCGAATCCGCAGCGACATCATGGTGTCGTTCCTGTCCGCAATGGCGAACCTTATCATCGCTGGTATCATGGTCGCGGCGGGCACCCTGGCGATGCCGGATCTTCCCCTTTGGGGCGCGGCGGGTGTCGGCATGGTGGTCGGTTTCCGCGGCAACGACAATGTGCCTGCGTTCGCGCGCAAATGGATGAACCTCGAAGTGGAAAAGCCCAACGCCGAGACGATGCGCAAGGGCCTGTATGACGCGACCGATCGCCCGAAAGATGGCGCAATGGACGATCTCATTCGGAGAATAGATGATGACGAAGCGTAAAGCGATATTCGACGCGGTGCGCCGCATTCTGGGGCGCGGGTTCAGTCCCGACGAAGTGGCGCAGCTCGATGCTGCACTGGATAGCGCGATGGTTCCTGACGCCCCTAGCGCGCCCGAACGCCCCGGCTCGCCGCGCAGGGTAGGGAGTAAAGGCACGGCGCTGATAAAGCGTTTCGAGGGGTGCGCTCGCATTCGGCCCGACGGCAAGGTCGAAGCCTATCCCGACCCCGGCACTGGCGGCGCACCGTGGACGATCGGCTGGGGGTCAACCGGCCCCGGCATCTCTCCCGGCACGGTATGGACACAGAAGCAATGCGACGACCGCCTAGACGCGGACCTCGTGCGCTATGCCGAGGGCGTGGCAAAGGCTCTGGGATCATCCATTGCCTCAACCAGCCAGGCGCAGTTCGATGCGCTGGTCAGCTTCCACTACAACACCGGGGCCATCGGACGCGCCACGCTCACCCGCCTGCATCGCGCGGGGGACTTCAATGCCGCAGCGGCGGAGTTCGGCAGATGGAAACACGCCGGTGGGCGAGTCCTGCGAGGGCTTGTCGTTCGCCGTGAAGCCGAAGAAGCGCTTTACCGGGAGGGTTCGCGATGAAACGTATCGGCAATTTCGTGGCGAGCATTGCGCCGAAGGGATGGATCGCGATCGGATTGGTGGCCGTCCTGATCGCGGGCGTGATCGCCGCCGTAATCATTTCTGGCAACAGCGAGGAACGTCTGGTCGAAACCGCGCGCGAGAGCGGCGCCGCCGATGCAGTAATCACCGGGCAGAACACAACGCTCGATCAACTTGGAGACGCGAACGATGCCGAAGAGAACCTTGAGGCTGGCGGCGAGCGTAGTGCTTCTCGCTTTGCTGAGTGCTTGCGCAACAGTCGAAGAAAGCCCGCCTGCGAGCGCTACCGACCGCTCGCGGAGTAGCTGGTGCCAGGGCGATAAGGCCATCAGCTACGCCCAGGCCGACGAGGAAAAGCAGGACGATCCCGGCAACCAGCTCGACAGCGAACCAACGGTTGCAGAGATCCAGGCTCACAATGCGCGGCTGGCTGCGGCCTGCCGTGAAGAAGAGTGATTTTCGAGGCCGGTTGATATAGTACGGGCCGACAGGAGGACGCGATGGCGTGGACGAAAGACGGACGTTGGATTCCAGAGGACGATAGCGTTGAAACGCGCCTGACCGGACTCCTCGCCAACGACAGCAAATACATGACCACCGCGCGCGCGGCGGGCACGCGCACCGCGGCCCGGCGGGGGCTTCTGAACAGCAGCATCGCGGCGGGTTCGGCGGAGTCCGCTGCCATAGCCGCTGCCGCGCCGATCGCCTCGCAAGACGCATCGCAGACTTTCCAGCGCAATCAGGCAACGCTCGAAACCGGGCTGCAATCCGATCTCTCGAAGCAGAGTTTCAACCAGCAGAGCGACCTCAACCGTCAGCAGAACGAGGCGTCTCTGGCGACGATCGACAAACAGGCCGGGTATCAGCGCGAGCTGGCGCAGATGCAGGAAGCCGCGGCGCTCGAACGGGCGAAGTTGTCCGAATCCGGCGCGACCGCGCGCCAGCTCGCAGACTTCGACCAGCGCACCGCCGAGCAGATCCGGAACATCGAGAGCCAGACCGCGCAGCAGGAGCGCCAGCTATCGAGCGCGGAGCGTCAGGCGATGATGGCTGCGGACACGAACATTCTGCAATCGCAAATCTCAGCCAATTCTCAGCTCTCCAGCCAGTACCTTTCCGCGTTCTCGAACCTTGCGGCGAGCCCGGATATTCCGGCCAACGTCCGCAACGCTTACATCGCGGAGTTCCAGCGCGTGATGAAGCAGGGGCAGGGGCTTATCAATCTGATGGACAGCGCCGAAGTGACGTGGAGCGGAACGCCCGCGCAGCCCATCGCGCCCTCCAACGCTCCGCCGATTATGAACGGCGGCGGTAATGTGAACATGGCCGCGCGAGAGCGCATCGTATGATTCGACCGGCCACGCCTGCCGATCTCCCGCGGCTCTACGAGCTGGTGTTGGAAATGCACGCCCGCAGCGAATATGCGCGGCGCGGCATCGGCGTGGACGAGGCCAGCGCGCGGAGCATCCTCAAGGATGGGGTCTATCGCAACGGCAGAACGAACAACGGCGGCACGCTTCTGAATGTGGTCGAGTTCCGGGGCGAGGTCGAAGGCTTCATGCTGGGGCTTCTCCAGCGCGTCTATACGATCGGCGACCGGTTGGAGGCGCAGGACTATTGGCTCTTCACCACGAAGCGCTGCCCGCGCGTCGGATGGGGAAAGCTGGTCGACGCCTATCTCGCATGGGCGCTGAATAATCCGAAGGTGGCTGACGTTCGCGCATCGTGGACGGATGCTGCCGGAGTGGACGGCGAGAAGCTAGGTCGGATATACGAGAAGAAGGGCTTTCGCCGCTGCGGGGCGATCTACACGAGGGAATCGAAATGAGCGGCATCGTCAAAGCGGTCGGCAAGGTATTCAAGAAAGTCGTGAAGGTGGTGAAGAAGGTAGCTCTTCCCGCGCTCGCGATCGGCGCCGTCGTGCTGACCGGCGGCGCGGCGTTGGGCGTGCTTCCTGCCGTTGGCTCTGTCGTCGGAGGATTGGGACTCGGCGCAACGGTCACGAGCGCCTTGACGGGCGCGGTCACTATGGCGGGCTACGGCGCGATGGCGGGCGGGCTTCTCGGCGGCAAGAAGGGATTCATGAAAGGCGCGGGCATGGGCGCAGCGGCAGGCGGGCTTCTCGGCCTGGCCGCGCCGGGCGCGTTGAGTGCGATCCCTGGCGCCATGCCAAGCGCGAATGCCGCCGCTGGCGCAGCCGGTCAGGTGGCGACCGCTGGTAGCGATCTCGTCGCGGGCGCAACCGGCGTGGCGGATATTCCCGCCGCGATGCAGGTGGTCGACCCTACCGTCGCGGCCATGACGCAGGGCGGCGCGAGCGCAGCGACCACGGCGGCGACAACCGCTGCGAAGCCGTCCCTTCTCCAAGGGCTTCTTGCCTCGCCCGTCGTGGGGCAGGTAATCGGCGGGATCGGTTCGGGAATGTCTGCAAACGCAGACGCGAAGGAGCGCAGAGCAGCCGAGGAACAGCGCCGCGCGAATTACGATGTGTCTGGGGGGCCGCTGGCGAACGGGCTTCTGGCGCCATTCCAGCCTGCCGCCGCTGGCACAGGGCCGACGGACTCGTTCGGGCAGATGGGCCGCTGGTATTACGATCCGAAGCTGGGGCGCCTCGTGCGCCGTGAGGGGTAAAGACTGCCATGGGACTGTTGCAACAAAGCTCGAAGACTCTTCCCGGTCTGCCGTCGCCGCCAGAACAGGCGCAGCCCGCCCCCACCAAGGTCGAGGACGGCGAGGGGAACGTCACGCCCGAAGAGCAGAAAGCATACGAAGAGTTCGTCGCCAACGCGCTCACGCTGATCCACACCCCGAAGGGGCCGAAGCCGGAAGTGCTGGAAGCTCTCAAGGTCGGTGGCGAGCAGGCGGAAGGAGCGCCCAACCCGTTCATCCTCGCGCTCGCGCAATCGGCGGTCACTATCGTCGGCAAGCTCGATGACAGCGCGGCACAGGCTGGCAAGCAGATTTCCGACGATGTGCTATTCCATGGCGCGCAGGCGGTGATCGAAGAGCTGGTCGAGGTCGCAGAGGCCGCGCAGATCCACGAGTTCACCGAAGAGGACGTAAACGGCGCGTTCTTCCAGGCGATCGACCTCTACCGCCCGAAGCTGATTGAGAGCGGGCGCACCACGGAGGAAGAGCTGAAAGGGCTTTTCGCCGAGATCAACGAAGCAGACGCGCAGGGTTCGCTGGGGCAGATGCTACCGGGCCTGCCCGCGACCGGCATGGAGGGCTGATATGAGCCGCATTCTTGGGGGCCTCCTGCAAGGTCTGAGTTCCGGCCTTGCGATTCAGGCGCAGCAAATGCGCGAGGACTCGCTCAACGCGCTTCGCCGACAGGACGCGCTCGCCGCAGAGGCGAGGCAGGACCAGCGCACGCTGGATGCGGAGAACCGTGGCGAACAGCGCATGATCCGCGCGGAAGGGCGCGAGGATGACCGCACGGTCGCCAGCGAGCAGCGAAACGCGGTGCTGAAAACCGGGCTTCTCGCGCTCCAGCACGAGTACGATATGACGGAGCTGGAAGTTCGCCAGCGGTTTTCGCTCGAAGAGATCGCGGCGCGCGGCGATCAGGATCGGGAAACTGCGACGCACAAGGGCGGGATCGACCGCAGCCTTGCCACATGGAAGGCCAATTTGGACCGCAGGAACGACGCGGCCTCGCAGAAGCTCCGCGACAAGCTCGATAGCGATGATGTGGACCGCATCATCACCGCCGAGGATGGGGAAGCGATCATCGTCTATAAAAACGGGGATCGCGAGAAAACCGGCGTCAAGCAGCGCGAGCAATCGTCGGGCGGTTATCCTTCATTGCTCGGCACCCCGCCAGCGCAAGAGCAAGCTCCAGCCCCGGCACCCAGCCCGACGCCGACGTTCAATGCGAACGATCGCCCGGTTCGCATCGACACGCCCGAAGCCAAGAGGCAGATCGAGAGCGCGGCATCGCGGCTTATGTCGAGCGGCGAGCTTGGAAAAGGCACGCGCGTTGGAGAAACAGTTACCGCTCCCGCTGGCGTCCTCGCCGGAAAGCCGGTAACACTCCGCTGGAATGGCAATCGCTGGGAGTTCGTGCCCGGCTGACGAAAGGGGCGCTATGCCGACTAAGGTTCCTACCGGCTGGTCAACGCAGGGAAGCAAGAGCAGTAGCGGCGTAAAGACCCCGGATGGCTGGACCTCTTCTGCCCCCACGCCCAACATTCGGCGCGGGCTTCTGTTCGACACCCCGGAACCCGGCCCGGCCAAGACGCCCGCACAGCAGACCGAAGAGCGTATCGCGAGCGGCGAGCTTCAAACGGCGCCGCCCCCTGTCGAGCCGAAAACGATCGAGGCCGACAATCTCGGCGAGCGAGCTGCGATCAAGTTCTGGCAGCGCATCAAGGGACTCGGCGCAGGCGGCGGGCGCATTGTCGGCGTGGGCCTCGATGAAGTTGGCGTCGATCCCGATAGCGCTTTCGCGCAATGGTTCAGCCGCCGCACCGAGGCGAACGAGGAATATGCCGGGCGCCGCGTCCAGGGTGAAACCACCTGGGAGGACGTGAAGGAGCGACCGAGCTTCGCCAACATCACGAAGTACGTGATCGAGCAGGGCGCTTCTTCTGCCGCCGATATGGGAACGCTCGCCAGCGGCGCGGGTGTCGGCGCGTGGATCGGTATGCAGTCGGGCGGCATTGCGCAGGACCGCGCCGAAAGCGACCTTCGCACCGATGCGGAATTGAAGGACGTGGCCGTCGCGCTTCCCGCCGCCGTGGCGAGCGCGGCGCTCGAACGCTTGGGTATGTACGGGATTTTCGGCGCTCCGGCGAAAACCGTGCTGGGCCGCATGGTGCAATCTGTCGGCACCGAAGCGCTCACCGAAGCGCTGCAAAACCCGCTCGAATATGCAGCCTCCAGTGTCGGCACCGAAAAGGGTTTCGACGCAATGGAAGCCATCGACCAAGCCGCCGCGGGCGCGGTGGCCGGTGGCGGCATGGGTGGCGGCATCCGTGGCACGAGCGAGGCGGTGGGTGCCACCGCGCGCGGCGTGCAGGGCTTCCGCGAAAACCGCGCGCTCGATCGCGAGCTGGCGCGTGATGCCGGTCAGGCGTCGGTTGACGCTTACGATCCCGGCCTGCTGTCCGACGCCGATCGTTCGTCGGCGCTTCCGAACGATGCCATCGCGCGCGGCAAGGCGAAGATTGCGGAGCTGCTGGGAGAAAACCCGTTCACCGATCGCACGCCGATCGCCCCCGTCGAACCCGCTGCGCCGGTTGAACCCGTCGCGCCGCCCGCGCCCCGCCCGGCGCCCGTAGCGCAGCCGAGCGGTGATGCGCGCTCGCAGTTCATGGATCGCGTGGGCGGTGTCGAAAGCGGAAACAGCGCCACGGCGAAAAACCCCAATTCGAGCGCGAGCGGCCTGTATCAGTTTACCAAAGGCACATGGGAAGGGCTGGGCGGCGATTGGTCGAAGCGCTTTGACGTGGGCGAGCAGACGCGCCTGATGAACAAGCTGACCGACCAGAACGAGTCGGCGCTCAAGCGCGCGGGCGTGAGCCTCACTCCCGGCAATTACTATCTCGCGCACTTCGCCGGTTCGGGTGGCGCGGTCGCGCTGCATAAGGCCGATCCGAACGCGAGCGCGGAAAGCGTGCTGGGCGAGGCCGTGGTGAAGGCCAATCCGTTCTTGCGCGACATGAGCGCGCAGGAAGTGATCGCGTGGGCCGCTGGCAAAATGGGCGGAGAGGCTACCGCATCGCCCTCCACCGCGCCGCAGAGCGAGGACACGCCTTCACTGATGGACGAATACGAGTCCGGCCTGGGCGAGCGCGGCGAGACAACGCAGGATCGCATCGACCGGGTACTTGGCCCCGATGTGGAGCAGCCCGCCAAGGGGCAGCGCGTCGACTTCACCCAGGGCGACAACACGGTCGCGGGCGTGGTCGAAGAGATCTGGGAGGATGGCGGCGAGAGCGGAGTTCGCATCCGTCTCGATAACGGCGCGGTGGTCAACGAAACGCTGTCCGACGTGCGCGATGCGGGCGCGCGGATCACGAGTCCGGTTGAGGTCGAGCAGGCGGCGGCGCCAGTGGCGACCGATGTACCGACCAGCGCCGAACCTGTCGCGACCGCAGACACCAGCCCGGCGCCGAAGCCTGCCGCGAGCGCAAGCCCGGTTGAGGCGCAGACCGCAACCCCGGAGCCGGTTCAACCCGCAGAGACGCCCCAAGCAGAAAGCCCTGCTTATACGCTGACCGATAGCGCCAGTGGGAAAGGCTTGGAGCTGCGCGGCGCAACGCCGGAGCAGATTGAGGCAATTCGTGAAGCGGGCGTTCCGATCCCACCAGCCAAGCGCGATGGCGCGCTCGTGTTCTCGAAGAAGCGCGAAGAGGCTGTTCGTGCTGTGCTGGAAGAGTCGTCCAGCACAGCACGAACAGCCGCGCAGGAAGAGACGCCTGACTTTGCCGGTGCGGTGGAGAGTGATCTTTCGCGCGATCAGGTCGAGGCCGCAGCCGCGATCTTCGACAGGGCCGAGCAGCGCGAGAGCGCGCCCGCGCGTGCCAGCGCGCCGGAGGGGGCCGTGACCGATCTTGGACGCGATGATGGCCGATACAGCGTGGCGACCGGCGCCGTTTTGGAAACCGCGAGCGGCAGGCGTACCGCGCCTGCGCCAAAGTGGGATGCCAGCACACCGCGCAAGCAGACGTTGAGCCTCCAACGCCAGGCCAACTGGCTGATCGAAGAGGCGCGCAAAGAGGTCGAGGGACAGAGCGGGTTTGCTGCCGACGTTCTGAATCGCCTGTCTGCGAAGAACATGGCTCCGGTTGACTGGTCGCTGGTGAACGAGACGCTTTTCGGAAGCGAAGCAGGGCCGCAGACGCGCACCGCCCCCGCCGACAATCGCGCTACCCGCGATCGTATGCGTGCCGAAGCAGCGCTACCCGAAGGCTATCGCATTGCCGATACGTCGAGCGGTTACGTGCTGATGCGTCCCGACAACACAATGGTCGGAGAGAAGCCACTTGCGCCCGGCAACGTCTCACCGGAGACGTTCGAGCGCGCGGTGCAGCAGGCCGAGAACATGGCGCAGCGCGACCAGCAGAACCGGGCCGAGCGCCAGCCTGGCGCAGCTCTTCCGAACGCAACCGCGCCGGAGCAGGTGCAGGGCGCAAGCGACGAACAGCTCGCCGAGATTGTGCAGGATTACGATTCTGTCCGCTCGTCGCAGGGCGTGGGCGATCAGCAGGTGACGCACGTATTCGATCCGCCCACGAGGGGCGAGGTCGTTCGCCTTGCGGATAAGGTGAAGGTGTTTCGCGATGGGCGCGGCTGGATGACAGCCGAAGAGGCCGCAGCGGAGATCGCCGAATGGAAAGAGCGAGCGCGGCAGCAGGGCGGGCCAGGCAGCGCGAACGCCGACAAAGTTGTTCTCTCTCTCTTCGATCTTTCGGGCGAGTGGTCGCGGCCTTGGGAAGAGGCCGGGTATCAGGTCTATCGGTTCGACATTCAGGACAATGCCGAAACCGGCGACGTGAACAATTTTTCGACCGAGTTTTTCGGCGATTGGTTCGGCGATTTCGACGGCCAGGACATTTACGCGATCCTCGCCGCCTGCCCTTGCACGGACTTCGCAAGCAGCGGGGCGCGGCACTTTGCTGCGAAGGACGAAGATGGCCGCACGGTTTCCAGTGTGCGCCTCGTTCAGCAGACCCTCGCGACTATCGAGTATTTCAAGCCTGCCGTGTGGGCGCTGGAGAACCCGGTGGGCCGTATCGAGAAGCTGGGCGGGCTTCCGCCGTGGCGTCTGTCATTCGATCCCAACCACGTCGGCGAAACCTACACGAAGAAAACGCTTATCTGGGGCCGGTTCAATGCCGACCTCCCGATCGCGCCGCGCGATCCCGTTGAGGGGTCGAAGATGCACAAGCTCTATGGCGGGAAGAGCCTCAAGACGAAGAACGCGCGCAGCGTCACGCCCGAAGGCTTCGCCTACAGTTTCTTCGCCGCGAACAACGCGGTCGACCATCCGGCGATGGCTCTCGCCAACAAGTTCGATCGGCTTGACCGCGAGCTGATCGAGCGCGCGGTTGACGCGGGCGTCACGCCCGAAGCTATCACCGAAGCGGTGGAGGATCTGTATTACGGAGAGCTGGATGACGCAGGCGCGAATGATGCGATCCGCACGCTCTTGCCTTCCAGCCCTGGCGACCCGCAGGCTGATATGCTTCGCGCCGCCCAGGACTCCGGGCGGCTGGAGATCGTGGACGCGCGCACCCAGCGCAGTCGCGACAATGCCGACCGAGCGCTGGCCAGCGCTGATGCGGCCAACGCGCAGCAGGCGGCAGAGCAATCCGATATTAGCAGGCCGACCGACAAGAAGAACCCCAACCCGTTCGTTCGGAGGGGTGAGCGCTATACCCTGACGGGCGATATTGATTACCTTTCGGGTGGCAATACCTACGAGGTCGACATTGCCGAGAAGCGTTCGGCGTCGTTCCGCAACGTCGAGACGGATGGGCGATCGAGCCTGAATAATTATGCCATGCGCGAAGCGCTGGCCGATGGCCGAATGGTGCGCGCCGAAGCGGAGCAGGCGGCAGAAGAGGCGGAGGCCACCCCAGAAAGCGCACCCGCCACGCCCGATTACGGCGCAAGCAATCGCCTCGTCTCGCAGGATCGCGCCGCCGAGCTGCGTGCGCGCCTCAAGGAAAAGCTCAACCCTGGCCGTCTGAATGCGGGCATCGACCCCGAATTGCTGGCGATCGGGACGGAGCTGGCCGTGTTCCACGTCGAGGCCGGTGCGCGCCGGTTCATCGACTTCGCGAAGGCGATCCGGGCCGACGTGCGCGCAATGGATCTCGATCCCGATTCGGTGCGCCGTTATCTGCGTGGCTGGTACAACGGCGCGCGCGACTTCATGGAGGACAGCGGTGAGTCCGTCGCAGGCATGGACACCGCCGACGAAGTAGGCCGCTCCATGCGGACCTATGGCGAATGGGCGACCGACACCGTGCCCGCAGCGGAACCGGCTGCAACGCCCGCTCCCGTCGCGCCTGTTACCAATGCGCCGCCGCTGGAGGCCGCTTTCGCGCAAGCCTTTGTCGAAGGTCGATCGTTTGCGTCGATCACGCAAGCGCGCGCCTTCGCCAAGGAAACGACAGGACAGGATTATCGGGCGGGAACCGCCGAAGCGAAAACGCTGGACGAGGCCGTGGAGGCCGCGGTGGTTCGCGCCGCACAGGCGATCGTGATCGAGTATCGCGGCGACCCGCAGCAAACTTATGGGCGGCTGGTTGATCTCTATTCTCGCCAGCCCAAGCTCGGCGTTCGCACGTCCACGAGCGTCAGCCAGCAGGCATATTCGACGCCGGTTCCGCTGGCCTATCTCGCATCACAGCGCGCGGGTATCACGCCGGAGTCCACCGTGTTCGAGCCGAGCGCGGGCAATGGCGCTTTGCTGATCGCCGCCACGCCGTCGAAAGTAATCGCCAACGAGCTGAACGCGGCGCGCGCGGCGCAGTTGCGCGGCCTCTATCCCAGCGCGACCGTGCGCGAGAACGACGCCACCGATTATGCTCCGGCCACGAAGGTTGACGCCGTGATCGCCAACCCGCCGTTCGGCCCGATCAAGGGTGAGAATGGTCAATCCATCGTATTCGATGTGGATGGCGAGTATTCAACGCGCGAGATCGACCACGCCATTGCGATGAAAGCGCTCTCGTCCATGAAGGACGATGGCAGCGCGGTCCTGATCGTGGGCGGATTGAACAAGCTGATTACCGACCCGCAGAAGCGCGCCGATGCCTACAACGGCAAGGCGAAGCGCGAGTTTTACCTCAAGCTCTATTCGCAGTACAACGTCACCGATCACTTCACCGTCGCGGGCGAATTGTACGAGCGCCAGGGTGCGGGGTGGCCGGTTGACGTGATCGTTATCCAAGGGCGCGGAAAGTCCGCGCTTGCGGTCCCCGCGGTGCAAGCGCCGCGTCAATACAGCGATTGGGAATCGCTCACGGAGGCATTGAATGGAAGACCCCGCCAAGATGCTGCGCCAGATCGCGAGCCGAGCCGAAACGATACTGTCGAAGCAGCCCGACCCGAAGCCACTGATGCGCGAAATACTGGCGAGCGCGGAGAGCGCGGGCCTGTTGGACGCGCCGGGCCCGATACGGACGGAGAACCCGGCCCTGTTCGTGCAGGATCTTCTGACGGACAACCCTCGCGCGCTGGAGTGGATGCAGACGCAAGAGACGCTGGAGCCGCTGAAAATCGCCGACCAGTTCGAGCTGCTAGACGCGATCCAGTAGAGGGGCAGGAAGGCGCGACACAGATCGCGTACCGCCCTGGCAGCAAGGCGAAGGCGATGGATACGCTGGTTCCGGTCAACATGGCGGCATCCATTGATGACGCGCTCGCCACGCTGGCCTCTGTTCAAGGCGACATTGACGCTTTTGTCGCTGACCGCCTGGGCTATCCCGTTGCGGACCTGTCCGATTATTACGGCGCCGAGCAGATCGACGCGCTCGCGCTCGCGATCGACAATATGGAGCGCGGCAGCGGCTTCATCATTGGCGACCAGACCGGGATCGGGAAGGGCCGCGTGGTTGCGGGTGTGATCCGCTACGCGATCCGCACGAATCGCAATCCGATCTTCGTCACCGAAAAGCCGAACCTCTACCGCGATATGTTCCGCGATATGGCCGACATTGGCCTGCCCGCGATGCTGGGCCGCGAGATCAATGTCGTGATGACCAACGCGAACGAGAAGGTTCCGCTGGACGAAGACGGCGAAGCGTTCCTGACAAGCCCGTCGGCGAAGAAGCACAACGATATGCTTGCCAAGCTCGCGCGCGGCGGCGACCTGAAAGCCGAGGGCATCGACGCGCTCTTTACGACATACGCGCAGATGCAGACCGTGGCGGGCAAGGAAACCGTGCGCCAACAGGTTCTCGAAAGCCTGGCTGGTGGCGGCATCATCATCATGGATGAAAGCCACAACGCGGGTGGGCAGGGTCCGGCCATGTTCGAGGACAAGAACGCGCCCCGCAGCCGGGCCAAGTTCGCGCGAGATCTGGTCGAGAAGGCGCACGGCGTTTTCTATTCGTCGGCTACCTACGCCAAGCGCCCCGACGTGATGGATCTCTATGCCGCGACCGATATGCGAATGGCGGTGCCGGAGATCGACAAGCTGGGCGAGACGATCGCCAAGGGCGGCGTGCCGATGCAGCAGGTGGTGGCCTCGATGCTGGCCCGCTCTGGTCAGTACGTGCGCCGCGAGCGCAGTTTCGACGGGATCGCCTACAATACCCCGTCGGTCGAGATCGACCGGGCGCAGTACGACGCGACCGCCAGCATCCTCGCGGCTATTCAGGATTTCAGCGAAACGTATGTGGGCGAAGCGACGAAGGCGATCGACAAGCGCCTGCGCGCGGAAGGCCGGTCAATCAATGCGGACAACGCTACCGGCAGAACCGGCGCCACATCGACCAATTTCACCGCGATCATGCACAACGTCGTGGATCAGATGCTTCTCGCATTCAAATCCGGCCCCTCGGCTGACCGGT